ACATGGTAGACTGGGCAACGAGTGAAAATCCTGCCGAACATAAGTCACATAACTTGATTGAACTTGAAAATGGACAATATGCACTGTATCCAAACAATAGGTTGCGTATTTTTGACAATAGTTTGACACCTGCCGAACCAAAAATGCCTGATTTTAAAGTTTCTACTCAATATTATCAGGTAGAATGTGGTTATGATCGTCTTGGAATGGGAAATGAGGATGAATATCACTGGAAAACTGCTCAAGAGCGGGAAATAAATACCGATAAGGGATAGCAACCCCTCTAAAAGTTCTGTTTTTAATAAAACAGGAGCTAAAATGGGAAATCATCACCAGGTTGACAAGGGAGAACTGTTCATAGAACAGGGAATGACCCTTATTACAGAAGTAGAAAGTGAGAAATATCTTAGAAAAGCATCAAAACAGAAAAAAATTGCTCAGAATGAAGAACTCTACCCAATTCCAGACGATCGTTTAGAGCGTCCATGTGGTGGATCTCATGGATTTGATGATTTTGTTGAAAGGTGGCATGAGTAAATATAAATAAAATCAAGAAAACTCTATACCAATGGCAGAACAAAGGATATCCAGATCATTTAAAGACATCAGTTTATCCTTTGTTCCTCATCCTGTAACAAAGGATCTCCAAGTGTTAAAAAATGAGAATGCGATTCGTAGATCCGTAAGAAATATTGTTGAAACTATCCCCACAGAAAGATTTTTTAATTCATTATTGGGATCTGATGTGAGAGATAGTTTATTTGAATTTGTGGATTTTGGTACTGCATCGGTTATTCAAAGTCAGATTTTAGTTGCAATAGAAAACTTTGAACCAAGGGTTGATAATGTAGTTGTTGAAGTAGACCCTCAACCAGATGAAAATACATTTAATGTGACTGTTATTTTTGATATCATTGGGCAAGAGTTTCCAACACAAGAGTATACGTTCCTATTAGAGGCAGCAAGATAAGATGCCCTTTACAAAATTCACGAATCTAGATTTTGATCAGATAAAGACTTCAATCAAAGATTATCTTCGCGCTAATTCAACATTTAGCGACTTTGATTTTGAGGGATCAAATTTCTCTGTCTTAATTGATACACTGGCATATAACACTTATATTACTGCATTCAACAGTAATATGATTGTAAATGAATCGTTTTTAGATTCTGCAACTCTTCGTGAAAACGTAGTATCACTAGCAAGAAATATTGGATATGTTCCTCGCTCTAGAACTGCTTCAAAGGCATCTATATCCTTCTCTGTCGGCGGTATAACCGATAGTTTGACTGCTACCCTAAAAAAAGGTTTAGTGTGTGTTGGAGAGACAAATGACACCACTTATACTTTTTCAATTCCTGAGAATATAACAGCGAACGTTATTGATGGAACAGCAACATTTAGTAATATTGAAGTTTTTCAAGGAATATTTTTGACAAAATCGTTTGTCTATGATGGATCATTGGACCAGAGATTTATTCTCAACAATTCATTTATCGACACAAACACCCTCAAAGTTTATGTAAGTAAAACAAATGAAACAACAGGAATTGAATATAATTTAGCAAACAATATATTAAATATAGATTCTAATTCTAGAATCTATTTGATCCAGGAAGTTCAAGATGAAAAATATGAACTTATTTTTGGTGATGGGATATTTGGTAAAAAATTAGGTGATGGTAATGATGGTACGATTATAACTGCAAATTACATTATTACTGATGGGAAGGATGGAAACGGTGCAAGATCATTCACCTTCTCAGGAAGAATTGAAAAATCTAATGAAGATCCTATCAATACGGGAACTATTACAATAACGACTGATCAATCCTCATCAAATGGTGGAGATATAGAAACCATAGATTCGATCAAATATTATTCTCCAAGAAGTTATTCTGCACAAAATAGAGCGGTAACTTCTAGAGATTATGAGGCAATTGTTAAACAAATATATCCAAATACAGAATCTGTTTCTGTTATTGGTGGTGAAGAGCTTGATCCACCAGAATACGGGAATGTTATTTTAAGTATAAAACCAAAAAATGGAACTTTTGTATCAGATTTTGATAAGTCAAGAATTTTAAGTGATTTAAAACAATATTCAATGTCCGGAATTAATCAAAAGATTATTGACTTGAAAATACTTTATGTAGAAATAGATTCGGCAGTCTATTATAACAGTTCTCAGGTCTCAAGTTCAGATAACCTGAAGACTAACGTAATCAATACTCTTACAAAATATTCTACTTCTACAGATTTGAATAAATTTGGTGGAAGATTTAAATATAGTAAAGTTCTCCAAACTATTGACAATACAGATAAATCAATTACATCCAACATTACTAAAGTAAGAATCAGAAGAGACTTAAAGGCATCTTTAAATACCTTTGCTCAATATGAACTTTGCTTTGGCAACAGATTCCATGTTGATCCAAAAGGTAGAAATATTAAATCAACAGCATTTAAAATTTCTGGAGAATCATCCGATGTGTATCTTGCAGATACCCCAAATATTACTGCTGGTCAAATTAACGTAACAAACGCAGCAGAAGCTAGTAACGTATTTCTTTCCAGACCAACTGATATTACCTCAACAAAGGGCACGATTTCAATTTTTAAAATTGATTCTAATGGAAATCGTGTTGTTGTCATTAAAGATGCTGGAACAGTGGATTATATTAAAGGTGAGATTATATTAAAAACAGTAAATATTATTTCAACATCAAAACCTAATGGTGTAATTGAAGTGCAGGCTGTTCCGGAATCTAATGATGTTATTGGATTAAAGGACTTGTATTTGGTATTTGATATTTCAAAAAGTCAAATAAATATGCTAAGGGACGTAATCGCTTCTGGCGATGAAATAACTGGAAATCTCTTTACAAGAGAATATTATACATCAAGTTATTCAAACGGGAAACTAACAAGAAACTAATATGATACAGACTGGATTTGAATCTAGAGTTAAGGTTCAACAAATTGTTGAGAGTCAACTTCCGAGTTTTATATTGGATGAAAATCCAAATGCATCTGAGTTTTTAAAACAATATTACATATCACAAGAATATCAAGGTGGTCCAATTGATATTGCAGAAAATTTAGACCAATATCTCAAGTTAGATAACCTAACTCCCGAAGTAATTGTTGGAGAGACGACTCTTTCTGCTAATATTTCATCTACAGAAAATACTATTCAGGTAGAATCTACAAAGGGGTTTCCACCACATTATGGTCTTTTCCAAATTGATGATGAAATAATTACATATACCGACATCACTGCAAATTCCTTTACGGGATGTATCAGAGGTTTTTCTGGTATAACTGGATATCACCAAGATTTAAATCAAGAAGAATTAATATTTACAGAAACTAAGAGTGAATCTCATACTTCAGGATCTAAAGTAAAAAATCTTAGTTCTTTGTTTTTAAAAGAATTTTACAATAAATTAAAATTTACTATTGCACATGAATTACAAGATACTAATTTTACTTCTAGTTTAGACGTAGGAACGTTTTTAAAAGAATTAAAATCTTTTTATCAAACTAAAGGAACAAACGAGTCGTTTAGAATATTGTTCAATGCCCTTTATAATGAAACACCATCCGTTGTAAATCTAGAACAATTTTTATTAAAACCATCACACTCAGAATACCTTAACAGAGAAGTTGTCATTGCAGAAGGAATATCTGGAATTACCACTTCTAATTTGGTTGGACAAACCATAAAAAAGGTAACAGATGAAACTACTAGTGCTTCTATATCTTCTATAGAACCATTTACGAGAAATGGCAAAACATATTTCAAACTAACACTTTTTGTAGGTTATAATGATTTTTCTGCTGTAGAGGGAAATTTTGTAATTACACCAAGCACAAAAACTACGTTATCATCGCCATCAGAATCATCTATAATTACTGTAGATTCTACAATAGGATTTCCTCAGAGTGGAACTTTATATTCTGGAAATAATACAATAGAATATACAAGTAAAAGTATAAATCAATTTTTTGGTTGTTCTGGAATAACTGAGGCAATATCAAAAAATGAAATAGTAAGAAACAATGACATTTATTATGGATATGAAAATGGTGATACAACTAAAAGGGTTGAATTGAGATTTGTTGGGGTATTATCAGATTTAGTAAAATCAAATTCTATAAAAGCATCTGAAGGTGATTTAATAAAAGTAAAAAATCTTGGAAATCTTATAAAAAATCCTGCAACAAAAAATTATACGGAAATATTTGCAAACTCTTGGATTTATAATACGGCGTCTAGTTATGAAGTAGTATCTACAGATTCAAATTATACTTTAGGTAGTGAGATTGATCGATCCAGTTTAAAAGTTGGAGATAGAGTTGAACTGGTAGATCGTGGTACTAGGGCAATACAAAGTGATTCTGACAATCCTTATATTCAATCTATTAATAGTTCAAATAATGTAAGTATTGATGGGTCTTTTTCAGATACACAAAGTTCCATAAAATATGATTTAAGAAGAATCATTAATACTGCAAATAGTTCTGGAGTCTCAATTGAGAATGGCAATAATACATTAACATCGGATATACAAAATTTATACACTGATAGCAATGATTATGCTTATATTGCATCAAATTCTTTACCATCAGGATCTATAAGTGGATCAAATAATTACCGATATAATATAACAAAAAGCACATATAAATTTACCATAAACTCATTATCTTCTTTACAGGACAAGGATTCTCTTGGTGATTATACCACAATTTCTTCTACAACAAATATTCCTTTTATTACGGGCGATAAAATTTATTATTCCCCATTAACGTCTCCTCTTGTTGGATTGGAGGAGGGAATTTATTATGTTGAGGTGATTAGTCCAAAGAGCATACGTCTTTATACATCAAGATCTTTTATTGGTGGAACTAATTATCTTAGTTTTTCGGTTCCAAATTCTGGAATATCTGCACACACCTTTATTCTGTATTCACACAGAACTAATCAAATTGGAGCACAAAAATTATTTAAAAAATTTCCTTTAAAATCAAATATTAAGAGTCCAGGCAAAAAAACAGAACCTGGAACAACTGGAATGTTGATCAATGGTGTTGAGATTAGTAATTATAAGTCCGAAGATAAAATTTACTATGGTCCATTAGAATCTATTAGTGTTTTTGGTGGTGGAGAGGATTTTGATGTTATAAATTTACCCAATATTGAATTATCTTCAGATAATGGATCTGGCGCTCTAGTTCAACCAGTTATTTCTGGTAGTTTTAAAGAAATTTATGTAGATTCTCAAAATTATGATATTGATAAAATTTTATCGATTGATATATCTGGTGGAAATGGAACTGGTGCAGTAATAAAACCAATATTAACTAGAAGATTTAGGGAAGTATCATTCGATGGAAGATTAACTACAAATTCTGGAGGAATAAGTACTTCTAATAATAGGATTATATTTTTAAGTGATCACAATTTCCAAGATGGAGAAGAAATTATATACAATTCCAATGGTAATTCGGAATTAGTGGTAGGATCTGGTTCTTCCACGCTCATCAATAATTCCTCATACTTTGTTAAAGTTCAAAACAATATCACAATTTCTATATTTGAATCTGTATCAGACTATGCGGCAGGAATTAACACCGTAGGATTTTCTACAGGAACTAGTGGAACTCATAAATTTAGAACAGCAAATTCTAAAAATGTGGTATCGGACATTGAAATTATAAATGGTGGATCGGGGTATACTAACAGAAAATTAGTTGTATCTCCTTCCAAAGTATCTACTACAAATCATACAATTAACTTTGATGACCATGGATTTAAAAGTGGTGAACTGGTAGAGTATAGTTTCCAAACTTCAACCATATCTGGACTTTCTACAAGTAATCAATACTATATCTTGAAAATTGATGATGATTCATTTAGATTATGTGATGCTGGGATTGGTGGAACAATAACCTCAAATTATAATAGAGAAAATTTTGTAAAATTCTCAACTTCTGGTAATGGATATCAATATTTCAAATATCCAGATATTTCAGTTACTATAAAATATAATCCAGTAGGATTTTCAACAAATACACAAGTTTATCAGAATCTTTTAGTTACTCCTGTAGTTAGGGGAAGTATTGATCAACTATATCTCTACAATAAAGGAACTGGATATGGATCTACAGTATTAAACTATGAAAATTCCCCGACGGTACAAATAAAAAATGGAAAGTATGCCAATATATCACCAAATATTTTAAATGGATCTATAAATTCGGTAACAATTCAATATGGGGGAATTGAATATTACTCAGTTCCAGATTTAGTAGTTATTGACCCTACAAATAAAGGATCTGGAGCAAAACTTAGACCAATTATTTCAAATGGTGCAATAACTGAAGTAAAAGTTATTAACGCTGGCATTGGATATTCTACTTCATCATATATTAATGTTGTTTCTTCTGGAAAAGGTGCATCACTTAAATCAAACATTAGGTCTTTGACTGTTAATGCTAATTTGAAACTTGGGGATGAAAATTCTGGAAGTGAAATTTTAGTAGAATCTGACAACAAATTAAAATATACAGTATCTGGATATTTTAACTCTTTAAGGGATTCATTTGGAGAAAGTGCTTCAAATTCAGTAAATCCTAAGATTTCAGGAATTATTGGATGGGCTTATGATGGAAATCCGATATATGGTCCATTTGGATATTCAAATCCAGAAGATAAAACATCTATTACAAGATTGACTTCCGGTTATTCTAAAGACATAACAAAAGTTTTAGATAGACCAAGTGGATTTGCTGAGGGATTTTTCATTGAAGATTATCAATATACTAATAGTGGTTCATTAGACCAAAAAAATGGAAGATTTGAAAAAACACCAGAGTTTCCAAATGGCGTCTATGCCTATCATGCGACAGTAGAATCTTCGGGAACACCAACATTTCCATATTTTATTGGCAATGAATATCATTCGGAAACTTTATCTGAAAATCAGTCATTAAATCAAGAATTTGATTTTAAATCTTCAACACTTCTCAGAAATACTTTCCCATACAAAGTTTCTGATATTGGATCTAGTTATGACTATTTCATAGAAATTGATGATATTAAAAAACAAGAAGTTACTGTTGAATCGGTTTCTTTTGGATCTGTTGATAATTTCTCGGTTATAAATGCGGGGGATAATTACAAGGTAGGAGATTCTTTAAACTTTGATAGATCAATATCGGGTGGAGGTGTTGATGCGATAGTTTCATCTCTAAAAGGAAAAAGTATTACCAAATTAGAGACATCCTCTCTCACTTATCCTCAAGCATTATTCACTTGGAATGATGTTAATAGTGTAAAGGTAAATATTCTACCTAACCACTCTCTGAAAACTGGAGATTACATTTCTATCTCTGGATTTGCATCTACATTATCTAATCTAAATGGAATTCATAAAGTAGCAATTTCTCCAGAATCAACATCACTTATATCTTCAATTACTAGTGCTGCTAGTATTGGAACCACAGAAATATATGTATCATATATTCCAGAGAGTGTTTCCGCTGGAAGCAGCATCGGAATTGGAACTGAAACCTTGATGGTTCTCAATACCTTCAAACAAAAAGGTATACTTAGAGTAGAAAGAGGATTGACTAATGTATCGCACAATCAGAATACGACAGTAAGTTTTAATTCCGATTCATTTACCATACCAAAAGAAGTAGAGTATTTTGAATCTAAGTTAAATGATAAAGTATATTTCAATCCTCAAGAATCTGTAGGTATTGGTACAATAGTGGGACTATCCACTTCAGTATCTTTTGATTTTGGCGGATCTAATATTACTAGAAGTATTCCTACAAAATCAATTTACATAGAAAATCACCCATTTAAAAATAATCAACAAATTTCATATGCAAGTAATGGAACTAATATTTTCATATCAACCGATGGAATTTCTGTAGGTAGTTTACCATTAACTTTGTATGTTGTAAACAAAGGAAAAGACTTAGTTGGATTAAAAACAGAATTAAGTTCTTCGGAGTTATTTTTCCACAGTAATGGGGATGATAATGATAAGTATCTTTTTGAGTCGATTTATCCACAGATAACTGGAACTGTTTCTAGAATAAAAACTACAGTATCTGTATCAACATCGCATGGATTACTTGAAAATGATGTTATCTCATTAAATGTTCAACCCAGTCTTTCTGTTGGTATTGGAACATCTACATCGGTTAAAATCACAAGAGATTCTAATAGTTCTAATATATTAGTAAATCCTATCGGATTTAACTCTACAGGAATCAACACTTCATCAGATACATTAACACTTACAAATCACAATTTAAACACGGGCGATAAAGTCAACTATTCTGCAGATATAGTTGCTTCCGGATTATCGACAGGAAGTTTCTATGTTTACAAAGTCGATGATGATCAAATTAAATTATGTGAAACAGAGAAAGATTCTCTATTAAATCCTCCAACCGTTGTAAGCATTGCAGGAACTGGTGGATCATCTCAAACAATTGCTAAGATTAATCCAAGAATAGTTTCTATAAGAAATAATGACTTGGTATTTGATTTATCTGATTCGTCACTTTCGGGATATAATTTTAAAATCTATACTGATAATCAATTTAAGAATGAATTTGTTTCTACCGGATCAACAGGATCCTTCAATTATTCTTTAGTTGGAACTACACTCACTATTTCATACGACTCTTCATTACCAGAAAAATTATTCTACACCTTAGAAAAATCTGGTTCTATTAGTACGACGGATACAGATGTTCAGAATTATTCCGAAATACTATTAACTGATAGTGATTATAATAATACTTACAGTGTTGTTGGAGTTGGAACAACTACATTTGATATTGTTCTCTATCAAAACCCAGAAAGACTCTCATATACATCTACTGAGTGTGATAGTGTAGTATATACAACAACTTCTACCACTGCTTCTGGGCCGATTGATGGATTTAAAATAATTTCTAGTGGTGGTGGATATAAAAAATTACCAACATTGAGTAGCATAACTTCTGCCAATGGAAAAGGAGCTAATGTTGTAGCAAAATCAAATACTATTGGGGTAATAAAATCTATAAAAACAAATAATGATGAATTTGAATATCCTAGTGATCCAACTTTACAACCAAAAGCAAATATTTCTCCATTGGTCGTTGTAAAAGATGCAAATGAATTGGAATCGGTATCTGTTGTTAGTGGAGGAAATGGATTTATTTCTACACCAGATATTGTAATTGTAGATTCTGATTCTGGTAAAAAAATAAATTCCGGAGTTCTTGAGGCAGAACTTTCTGGAAGTTCTATTCAATTTGTAAATATCATTTCACCTCCAAAAGGTCTCCCTGATACTGAGGTCAAAATTCGTACCGTTAATAATAACAATGGATTTACAATTCATAAAGTTCAGTCAGATTCAACAGGAATATTTACTTGTTTTATAACAAAACCTGTTAGTGGAGTTCCCTACTTTGCAACAAACGATAAAGTTTTTATTGAAGGAATACAGAAATTTAGTACAACTGGATCTGGATTTAATTGTGAAGATTATTCATATGACTTCTTTACTGTTGCAGGAGTAACGATATCTTCACCATATGATGAAATTAAAATTGATATTTCTGGAATAACAACTAATCCTGGAATAGCGAAAACAATACAAGATGGATCGGGAGTATTAATTCTTGAAGACGATTATCCAACATTTACAATCACACAGAAAAAATCAACTTTTGAAAAAAATGAGATTCTCACTTTAGAAAACAATAATATTGATTTAAATGTTCTTAACTTTGATGGATATTTCTTGGAAGTTAATGGAACGTATGAATTGTCAGTAGGTCAAGTTGTTATCGGCAGCGAAAGTGGATCTTCTGCAACTATTCATTCAATAGACAAAAATGATACAAATTATTCAATCAATTATTCAGTATTGAAAAATTTTGGATGGAATGATGATTTTGGAAAATTAAATTCAGATTTCCAGGTTATACCAGACAATGATTATTATCAAAACTTATCATATACTGTAAAAAGTAGCAAAAAATATTCAACTTTAGAGTCATCAGTATTCAACGTTCTTCATACAAGTGGAATGAAGAACTTTGCTGATACTGAAATTAAAAAAACTGTTAATATATCAGGAATTGGATCTACAGATTCTAGTGTGTATCTTTATAATGTCTTAGGTGACGAAAGAGTTGATTCTATTTACAATTTCGACTTTGTAAAAGATTATAATGTTATTAGCGGAACATCCAAGTTTTTGGCCTTCAAAAATCAAAAACTTGCGGACTTCTTTGAGTCAAAAGAAAATAATGTATTATCAATAGACGATATTAGCAGTCAATTCTCGTACTTTGAAGATTCTCCTACCGAATTTTTAAATATTTCAAAATTAGACAATACAAATTCTTATGATAGTTATTTGATTAGTGTTTCTAATTTGGATAATACTAAAGTTCAATTTGCAGAGATTGTAATATTGAGTGATAAGGTTGATAATTATATTCTTCGTAAGGGTAATGTTTCAAATCAAACCATTAATCCAGGATCTTTTGATTTAGTTGTAGATGAGTTTGATGATTCTTACTTTAGATTTGTTCCTGAGGATCCTTATGATACTGATTATGATTTGAAGATACATAAAGTCATTTTTGAAGATTCGATTGTCGGAATTGGAACTACTTCTGTTGGTTTTATTGATATTATTGGTAAAAATGAAACGGCAACTTCTGGAATTACAACAACTTTAGTTGGAGTTAATACTAACAACTTTGGTTCTTTATATGCAAATGTTCAAGTTATAGACAATACAACAAATGATATGAATTTTGTTGAGTTGTACTTAACTCATGATGGGGAAAACACATACATTTCTGAATATTATTTCGACTCAGAGATTCAAACTGGTGGATACTCTGGTAATTTTATGGGTTCATTTACATCAGATATCTCAAATGATATTCTTTCTTTGAGTTACACAAATAACACACAAAATACAAACACATTAAGAGCAAAAGTAGTGGGATTTGGAACAACATCAACACCTGGTGTTGGTGGATCATATAGATTCAAGTTGGAAAGACAACCTGACGGAAGTGAAAGAACTATCATTTATCAGTCGAATAATGTAGTCGGAGTTGGAGTAACAACAGTTTTATCGATAGACAAAAATAAATTCAACGCAGTAAAATCTCTTGTTGAAGTAGGAATTGGAACAATCAAGTCCGTACATCAAGTTTATATGATTCAGGACACTTCTGATGTACATATCACTCAATCAGCCCTTCTCTCTGTAAGTGGTATTACTACTTTTGATACTGCTATGGGAATAGGCACATTTGGAGGTAATAATTCTGGATCCACATTAGACCTCACTTTCACACCTGATTCAGATTATTCTGCATCAACTATTACAGTATCAGCACTTAGTGAATTATTCTATACCGACTTAGATATTTCTAATGTGCCACCTGCTCTTGAATATGGAAAAATACGTGAAGATATCGACCTCAAATTTTATAATGCCATCAACGGAGATAGAATTAACAAAACTAATTTTGCCCTTACACATAATGGAACTCCAATTTTTGTAAAAGTATTCGATCCTCAGGACACTAACGCTCTCATTTCTACTACTGGAACTTTTAATATAAACAATCACTTCTTCAAGAATGGTGAAGAATTGATTTATACTCCAAAATCTTCAATAATTGGTATTGCTACCACAGCAATGACTTATACAAACTTTACTAGTGGAGTAACTGACACTTTACCATCGACTGTGTTTGCTGTAGTAACAGATTTTAACAGAGAAAGTTTCCAAATATCAACAACAAGAAGTGGAGATGCGGTAACATTTACAGATCTTGGTGGTGGAAATATTCACCAGTTTGAAATGGCGAATAAGAGCACTAAATCAATAATTGTAGTTGATGATGCCATACAACATCCTATAACGTTCTCCGGTGCATCTACTACATTATCAGGATCTATTGGAACGACAACAAACACATTTACTCTGTCTGGAATATCATCGATTAATCCATTAGATATTCTAAAAGTTAATAATGAATATATGAGAGTGAACAATGTTGGATTGGGAACTTCGAGTGTTGGTCCAGTAACAGGAATAGGCACATTTAATGTTGTAGACGTTGATAGAGGATTTGTTGGGACTAGTGCAACAAATCATTCAAATGGAAATACAGTCGATATCTACAGAGGTTCATTTAATATTGTTGAAAATGTTATCCACTTTACTCAAGCACCAAGGGGTAATCCTCAAATAGATAAAACTAAATCTAATTTAGATTTTGAAACATCCGATTTTAATGGTAGAGTATTTTTAAGATCTGATTACGCAACTAATAAAATATATGATGACATATCCAATGAATTTAATGGAATTGGTAGGACATTTACTTTAACAACATCAGGACTAAACACATCTGGAATTGGAACAGGTGGTGGAAACGGAATTGTTCTCATAAATGGAATATTCCAACAACCATCAACAGACAACAATCCAAATGGCAACTTTAATATTTTTGAGAATACATCTCCATCACCAGGAATAACCACGATTGTTTTCTCTGGTATAACTAGCGCAAATTCTGATCCAGCAATTTATATTACATCTGATGTTGATGTAAATCAAAATCAAACTCCAAGGGGAGGAATTATTGTTTCTTATGGATCTACCCCTGGACTTGGTTTTGCACCTCTTGTGGGAGCATCTGTGACTGCCATAGTTGGCGCAGGAGGAACTATTGCTGGTATTACTACAGACCTTATTGGAGGAACATTTGGATCTGGATATTATGGATTGGTAAGTGTTGCTATTACAGAAACAGGACATTCTGGAGCAGCTGCAACAATTACTGCAGTTGTCGGTGCTGGCGGAACTCTAACCTTTTCTATTGATGGAGAAGGAAGCAATTACAATAATCCATCTATATTAGTTTCATCTCCATCATATGAAAATCTTTCAGTTGTTGGTGTTTCTAGAATTGGAATTGGAACAACAACTACTACTGGAATAGGACTTTCAATGAGTCTTTCCGTTGGACCTGTTGGAGAAACGGGAGCAGGAGCAACTTATTTTGGTGTCACTGAGTTTGAATTTTCTAAGATTGGTTATGGTTTTAGAAAAGGTGATGTATTCAAACCAGTAGGACTTGTCACCGATGGAAGTCTATCAAGTCCACTTCAAGATTTTGAAATAACGGTTCTTGAAACTTATTCAGATACCTTTGCTGCTTGGGAATTTGGAGAATTAGATTTTATTGATTCTATAAAAGAATATCAAGATGGATCTAGAGTTACTTTCCCACTCAACTATAATGGAGAACTACGTAGTTTTGAACTTCCTGTGGACGGAGATGTTGATCTTGCAAGTTGTCTTTTAATTTTTATAAATGGAATTCTTCAGGTTCCAGGAACATCATATATTTTTGGTGGAGGAACTTCTTTCCAATTTACAAACCCCCCTAAAGAAGATGATAACATATCAATATATTTCTATAAAGGATCTGGAAATGATGTAAGATCTGGAAACACAAATACAACAATTCAAGTTGGTGATACTCTTACATCTCTTGCTGGGGAAATTGGTATTGATCAACAGGGTAGAGTTGTAACTAACATATCATCTTCAGACGTGGTTGAAACTAATCCATATAGCGGAGTTGGGATAAACGAGTTAGATTGGAAACCAGTTAAGTGGACGAAACAAAAATCCGATAAAAAAATAAATGGAGAAAATGTTTCAAAAGAAAGAGATTCTTTAAAATCACTTGTTTTCCCCACAGCAAATATTATATCTGATGTTGATACCAGTGCAAATATGATATTTGTTGATAGTATTGATTTATTCAGATATGAAGATCCAGACCTATCATCTTTTAATGCATTGGTCGTAGATAATGTTTCGGTTGGAATTGGAACAACAGACCCTGTAGAGTATGTTGAACTTATTAGTAATTTTACAAATATTATAGGAAATTCTGGAGATGTTATAGGGATTGCTTCTACTGGTAGCTCTCCTCTGGGAATTGAATTTGAATTGGATGATGTGTCGGATATAAGCACAGGATATCCAATTTATATTACAGACACAAAAGTTGGAAGTGGAGTTACATCCATTCTTTCATCCAGCGATTCTGATGTTGTAGCAATTGGTTCTACATACCTAGACAACATTTATCATGTTCAACAGGTTTCTGTAACTCCCGGTTCTTCCCCTGCTGGTATTGTTACTTGCTATGTTGATTCCAATTCAAATTTAGTTGGAATTGATACTACAGGAAAGGTTGGAAAATTCTCTTGGGGGAGATTGTCAAATACTGTCGATTTGGAAAGATTAAATCCAATATCTATTGGAGTAACTGGAAGGGTGGTTTCTGGATTGTCAACATACCCAGTTATTATGAGAAGGGGTGGAGACACCACATTGAGACAAACAGGTTCAATTTACAGAATCTAATATTACACACACTGTATAAATATCTAAAAAACTATTAATATGTCTGCCGTAGTAACAGATCAATTTAGAATACTTAATGCGAGTAATTTTGTAGACTCTGTTTTGGATACAAATAATTCATATTATGTTTTTCTAGGATTGTCAAATGCCAAAGATCCATCTGTTGGGTTTGGTAGAACTAGTACTTGGGACACCCAAAATGTTGGAAATGGACCAAATCCAGTAGATAATTTACAATATATGACACATTATAGAGATACTTCTCTATTTGGAAAAAGAATTACTGGCGATAACGTTAGAAGAGTCATAAGAAAAGTACAATGGACTTCTAATACACAATATGATATGTACAGACATGATTATAGTAGTACAAACGAATCTCCAAATTCAAAGTCGGCAAGATTATATGATTCAAACTATTATGTGATTAAT